GCTTGCGAATCAGCAAACTCAGACTATAATAACGAAACTTATAATGATTATCCACAGGCAGCAACAGATAATGCCAAAAGAGCTATAAAATACAAGGAAGAGAATGGCTCTGATTGTGGAACTAATGTGGGCTGGACTCGTGCAGGCCAATTATCACGCAAAGAAAAACTTTCACGAGATACGATTGCTCGTATGGCATCATTTAAAAGACATCAACAACATAAAGATGTTCCTTATGATGAGGGCTGCGGAGGTATAATGTGGGATGCTTGGGGCGGAACAGAGGGTGTTGAGTGGGCTATAAGAAAGCTTGAAAGCATAGATAAGAAGAATGATGCTCACTACGACCACGAATACAACTTTAGTGAAGAAGAAATGAAAGAGCTTCACGAAAAAGGTGTATTATATGTAAAACAAACTGATGAGGATGGCACTGAGATGGTAATTAAGTTTACTTATCACGATGGAGAAGTACACGAACATTCTAACTTTAAAAACTTAAAAGATATGAATTGGTATAATATAAAGAACTTATCAGAAAAAGCTACAGAAGTAGTTATTTATGATGAAATAGGACAATGGGGCATTGATTCCAAAGCTTTCATTGAAGAAATAAAAGAAATATCCACAGAGAATATTCTATTAAGAATAAACTCCCCAGGCGGTTCAGTTATAGATGGTCTTGCTATACATGACGCTATTAAGCGTGCACCACAAAAGATTACCGCACAAATTGAGGGCCTTGCTGCTTCTATCGCTACTATTATAGCTTTAGGTGCTGATGAGGTTACTATGAGTCAAAATAGCTTGTTCATGATTCATAATGTATGGGGTGGAGAAACAGGGGGTGCAAAAGATATGAGAAAGGCTGCCGACCTAATGGAAAAGATGGGAGACAGACTTGTAAATATCTATGTAAGTAAAACAGGTAAAGACGAATCAGAAATCCGTAATTGGATGGATGAGGAAACTTGGTTTACAGCAGACGAAGCTAAAGAAGCTGGTTTCATTGACTATGTTGAAGAGCCTATTGCTTTAGCAGCTAAGTTTGACATTAATAAACTCAACTACAAAAATACAAGCATTGTAGCTGATATGTTTAAATCTAACAAAAAATCATTTAAAATGGAAAATCAAATTGAAGAGTTAAAGAACTTCATTTCTGATTTATTCAACAAAAAAACTAAAGTTGATGAAGCAGAAATTGTAAATGTTCTTGAAAACGAAGAGGTTGTAGCTAAGATTAGTGAGCTTGAGATAGCGATTAACGCTTCTGAAGAAACAAACACTGAGTTATCTGCTGCCTTGGAAGAAAGAGAATCTAACATTGTTGCTTTGATTGACGAAGTAAAAAGTTTAGAAACTAAATTAGCGAAGTACGAGGGTACTTCAAGTAATGTTGTTCCTGAGAAAGACCCAGCTCCAGTTAAGTCTGAAGAGTCTGTTAGTCCATGGGATAGCGTAACTAATATGTTTAAATAAAAAAAATAACTTAAAAAAGAAAAAAAATGGCTGATATTATTTCAACTAACTTAACATGGAATCAGGAAGATGCTGCTAAGTATTTCTTGCAACCATTATTTATATCAAACAATGACTTATCATACTTTGATGTAATCACAAATGTCTCAGGTGCTTCTATCTTGCTTGACAAGTACAGTGCTATTAAAGATGTAACTAAAGCGTTCAACAATGATGATTGTTTTGAGGCAGACGCTACTCGTTCAACTAACTCAAATGTTACTTTAACTTTGACTCGTTTAGAGGTTGAGCACGCACAAAAAGCTTCTTCTCTATTCAACCACATCAAGTCTCAGTTATTGAGAAACGGTGTTGATAGATTAGACCTTGACGGAACTGTAATCATGGGTATGGTTTCTGAAATCCTTATGGGTGGTATTATGAGAGACTTCTCTACTATCTTATGGTGGGGTGAAACTACAGGTGGTGCAGGTACTCAAGCTTTAGCTAACGGTATTTGGGAGGCTGCTTCAGGTATCCCTGCTGGCCAGCGTGTTGCTTACTCAGGAACTGTGTTAACAGACCTTGAAAATCTTATGGTTGCTCGTACTAACGAGTTGGCTGCTGCTGACCAAGTAATGTTTGTTTCTCGTGGTTTTGCTGAGGAATACAGAGCTGAATTAACTGCTAAAGGTGTTCAGGGTGCATACCTTGACCTACAGAACGGTTTAAACAACCTTTCTTACAACGGAATACCAATGATTGTTAAGCCTGACTTCGATGTAAACATCGCTGCTTATGGTGCTACTCTACCAACTGGTGCTCCAAGTGCTGTAGGTAACACTAAATGTGCTTTCTTAGTAGCTAAAGATGCTATTGCAATCGGTACTGACTACGAAGCTCAAGATGTTGATATGTGGTACGATAAGAACTGTAAAGAGAATAGATTTAGAATGAGCTACTCTTTCGGATGTGCTCTTAAAGATGACTCTTTAGTTGCAACTATCGTAGCTTAATTTAATTACTAACTTTTAAAAATAAAAAATTATGGCACTTACTCAAGGGCATCAGGTAATTTGTTGCGATAGAAACCGAAGAGGTGGATTGAAGAACATTTGGCTGATGGATTCAGAAACATTTTTAACGGCAGTCCCATCTGCTACAAACAATATCTATACAACTTTTCCAGGCACTACTGCCTACAAGTTTGGTTTTGATAGATACACAGCAGGATTTAACGCTAACGCTACTCGTGAAAACGGTAGTACAGTTGTTAGTGTAGAATTATCTTTCTATGTTCCTAAAGTAACAGCGGCTGTTAATGCTCGTTTAGACGAGTTGGCATCTACTTGTGGTCTTTTCGCTTGCGTTGAGACTTATGCAGATGACTGTAACGACCCAGCAGTAACTTACAAGTTCATTCTTGGATATGACGAAATCTTCAAGGAAGATGCTTACTTAGACTTCTCTTCAGGAGAGGAATCTACTGGTGTTGCTCTACAGGATGCAAACGGAACTCAGGTTACTTTATCAGGAGACGCTGCTATGTACCCACTTGGTTACTCAGGTACTATTACAGACCCAGCTTCAGGCGTTGTAACTGACGCTTATACTTTAGCTTAATTAGCTAACTACAAAATGAAAAATGGGGGGGTGCTTGTCATCTCCCCAAATTTTCGTATATTTGCAATAAATTAAAATAATTATGGCTTATAAACTTAACAAAAAGTGGTTTCAAAACAACGGATGTGAAGAGGTTGTATTGAAGCATACACGAGTTGATTTTTGCTACAGAGGAGTTATTGAAAGTGTTTCTAATAACCAAGCTATCTTAGAGGAGCTTTACGAAATGGGCAAAAATTATGTTACTTGTGGTATGAAAAATTGTGATGTTGACAAAAAATGCTGCAATAAAAATATAGAATCAGATGGAATCAAAGAAGCACCAGTCAAGAAAGAAAAGAAGCAGGTATCAACAAAAACCAGCAAAAAGAAATAAGCTTCTTGCTTACGGCTTCTCAAAAGACCTTGCTCAAGATGTACCCGAAGAGGTAAAAAAAATTGACAAGCTCAAAAATGAGTGGATTCCTTTTGGGGATGATAATTTATTTCCCCAGCATTTAAGTGAGCTATCAAGGGCTGCCTCTACTCACAGGGCTATTCTAAATACGAAAACTACTTTTACTATAGGAGAGGGTTTTCATACGAATAACGAGGCTCTTGACGAATATATAAAAGATGTCAACGCAGACGGAGAAAGTCTCGATGATGTAATGAGACGAGTAGTTGATGACTACTGGTCTATGGGTAACGCTTATCTTGAAGTAGTTGTTGGTAATGGTTATGTAAACCTATACCATCATGATGCTACAACAGCAAGGGTTGCCAAAGATAAAAAGAAAATATTATTTCACCCTGATTGGGCTGATGTAAGAAAGACTAAGGATAAAATTAAGTCTCTTGACTTGTATCCTAACTTTAGAAAGTATGCAAAAGGCGTTCAGCGTTCTATTTTGCATTTTTCTGATTATGAGAGTACATTCCACTATTATGGACTCCCTGATTATGTGGCAGCTTTAGACCACATTAAGATTGCTAACCAAATCGGTAAGTATAATCTAACAAGATTTAAAAACGGATTTATGCCGTCTGCAATTATTGAGTTAGGTGCAGATATGTCTGAAGAAGAAGCACAAATCTTTATTGACGAGGCAAGACAAAAGCTTACTGGAGAGAATAACAACTCCAAGATATTATTTATAGCTAAAAACGGAGATGAGTCTGCCGCTAATGTTCAGGTCATCAACGACACAAGTGATGGTTCTTTTATGGAATTACAAACCATTACTAATGATAATATAATCTCAGCTCACAGATGGAATCCTGCTTTATCAGGAATACAGGTGGCTGGTTCTTTAGGTAATAACCAACAAATATTAACTATATACGATATAGTTATGAGTACAGTTATTAGAGAGCCTCAGCACATGATGATAAGAGAGTTGAAGAAACTATTAAAGAGGCACGCAGGTTACGAGGTTTCTGATTTACATATTGTAAACAAACCGCCTGTAACAATGCTTGGTGCTATAAACCCTACTGATTATATATCAGTGCAAGAGGGAAGAAGAATCTTCCACCTACCTGAGCTTTCAGAAGAGGAGTTAGACAGTTTACTAATCGAAAAAAATAAGATAAAAGATGGCGTTGATAACACCGACACAAGTAGTTGATATAGCGTTTACCAACAAAAATACAGATAAGTATTTGGTTAAGCCGTCTTTTATTGAGATTGCTGAACTAAACTTTATACAGCCGTCTATAGGTGAAAAGATATATCAACAAATAGTTGATGATGTTGACAATAATGTAAGTCTTATAAACGAGCCTAAAACATACGCTTTGATAGAGTGTCAGGCTTCTTACGATGCACTTCATCATAAGTATTTTACAATTTATACGACTGATGACGCTATAAAATACGCTGTGTATTTTAGGGTAATCAACACTGATGACATGGCTGTTCCGCCTACCTATGATGATGTTATTCCTGTAGATTTAACACCATCCTCTAATGCTGTTGCTGTTGCTACAGCTATACAGGGAGCTCTTGACGGAAACCCTCACTTTACAGCAACTTCAAACCAAAATATTGTAAGTGTTTTATTGCCTACTGGTGCATCACAACCAAGTAACGCTACAAGTACAAGTTTTTCGTTTTCTGCTGGGGGAAGCTTTGGCACTACTGCTGGTTCTAATACGATAACCTGCCCTACTAATTCTTTTGTTGAGGTTGGTGATTTTGTTACAAGTGTTGATTTACCGCTAAGAGAAAACGGTACAGATAGCTGTAGGCCATTTAATATTGTGGAGTCTGTCGATACTGTAGGTGCTGTAACACAGTTTAGAGTAACAGGAGACGCAATAAACACAAACGCAAACTCGCTTATATATATCCAAAAGCCAAATGGAAAGCTTTTAAACGACTATATATTAGACTACCTTGCTTTCTGTGTAAAGTTTGAGATGATGCCTGATATGAGCTATAATACAACCTCACAGGGTATTGTTGAGAATGTTGGTGAGTTCACAATGCCTGTAGATGGAAAGAAGCTTAACTTTTTAAGAAACGAGACTTTTAAGAAGTCTGAATCTTATCTTAGAAAGATGACTAAGTTTTTAGAGGATAATCACAAATCATTCCCTGACTATTGTAATGAGAACGATGGCGGAGTGAGTAAGAAAAACGGAATAATACTATACTAATATGGCGAGTAATTTTCATTCAGATTTACCAAACGACCAAATACACAACCCTAAAGACTTTAGTGAGTGCCCTAATTCAAGTGTACTTACTAAAGATAATTCAGGTGTTTTAGATTGGAATACTTCGCCTTATGGAACGGAGACAACAATTACTTGTGGTGAAGATGTAGCAGGTGGTTTACATAATAAGAACTTCTTTGTTTTTTTAGATAAAACAAATAAGGGAGAGTGTCATTTCAATGTTACTGGAGAAGCGGCTGTTTTTATTCCAACGCCAGGATATTTTCAGATAGAAATTGATATAACAGCTAACGATACGGCTATTGCTGTTGCGGCAGAAATAAAAGCAGAGTTTGATAGACAGGGTGGTGCTTGGTCTGCTTTAACAACAACGGTTAATGGAACTGGTAAAGTAACATTTAGCGGAATGACAAACGCTGATGATACTTTGGATGGAAATACAAACTTTGGTTTTTCTAATGTAAAAACATATACAGGTACAACAGTTTTAACATCTACAGCAGGTGTTTTAGAGTGGCTACCTGGAGGTGGAGGTTCAGGAACTGTTACTGATGTTACTGGAACAGCACCAATAGTATCTTCAGGAGGTACAACCCCAGCCATAAGCATACCTCAAGCAAATGGAACAACAGATGGATACTTATCATCTTCTGATTGGTCAAACTTTAATTCAACTATAACTAATACTCCAATAAGGGCTTTTGCCAGTAATCTTGGAACAGGTCTTTGGATTAAAAATATGCAAGACACTCACGCATATAAATTTAGTCTTAGACCAAGAAGCCCAATGAGTCTC